GTCTATGACATTGCCAAAAACTTTGCTGAAAGAGTAGGTAAAGGTGAGGTAGAAGCTAAGCCGGAAGTTCAAGAAGAAACTAAAAAATCTTTGAATTTATAAAATCCTGCGGGAGTGGACGGCTAAGCGAGAGTGGATCCGTCCACTATTAATTTATGATTGAGAAGATTGATAAACAACCTGTTTCGTATGAAGATTGGATAGATCTTGGCCGGGTAATTATCCCTTGTTTAAAAGGGACACCTGAAGTCAAGGATTGGTCTAATCCGGATTTTAAAATAACGAAAGAAGAATGGAAACAGAAATACCAACATTGTGAAATAGCTCTAAGATTAGATCAAGATACAGATTTTGATATTGACAATCCGATTGTCAGAAGATTTACAGATTTATATTTAAAAAATAAAGATTCTATATTTGGAAGAAAAAGTAATCCAACAAGTCATTATGTATGGAATGAAAAATTAAAATTTAAACAATTTATATTACCAAAAGATTTAACTAATTATTGTGATAAATTTCCTCATGGAAATACACTTTGTGAAATAAGAAGTGATGCAAAACATTACACAATCGTACCAGAGTCAGATCATAGTAAAGCTAGAGAAGTAGTAACTTGGGAAAAATATAAAGGTTTTAACAAATATGCTGGAGATTTAAAATTAGATTTAGGTAAAATAGCATTATCAACTGCATTATGTATTTTATATGCAAGTTCAGGACAAAGAGATTTATATTGCACAGCGATTGCTGGTGTATTAGTTAAACATACTAAATGGACAGAAGAAGAGATAAACGAATTTATTCATAACATTGCTGTTGCAGCAAATGATGATGAACACATTAAAAGAAATAAAAAAGGAACTACAGTTAAAAAAGCAAACAATAAGTATGGTTTTCCTAAACTTGCAGAAATCGTAGGTTGTGATCAAAAGTCAATAGCTGAAATATTTACATGGATAGGTATTAATGAAAACTCTAATAGTTTATCTCAAGAATTAATAGGGGATATTATAGAGTATGGAAGTAATAGATATGATGTAGTGGTCCATACTAAATTCCAGGGAGTTGTTAAAAAGAAAATAGTAACTATGGATGGACCAACATTAAAAAATAAAAAATTATTTTATAATGCTATTATAAGTCAAGCTTCAGTTTGGCTTCCTGAAATGAAAGAAAAAGAATTTGATGACATAATGAGATTAAAATTTGAATCAAGACTTATATCAAAAGATTACGTTGAAGAAGCTGATGAAAATTTAATATTCAAGAAAAACTTTAATAATTATATTAAAGAAACAAAAGCTTATACAAGTAAGAAAGAATTGTCTAATTATGGTTTACCTTACTTCAATGTTAAGAGGGGACAACTTGAATTTGATTTAGATAATTTTGAAGACTACTTACATAAACAAAGAATTAATATGCAAAGAGTTGATTTAGTTTTGAAGGTACAAAGAATTTTAAAAGCAAGAAAAATAAAAGGCAAAGTAGATAATAAATCTTGCGTATCATGGAGAGTATTCAACTACGGATTAGATAAAAATGATCTAATCATTGAAGGTGAATCACAAGACATACCAACAAACGAAACAAAGGAGATAACATATGAGTCCTAAATTTATATCAGGCCCTCCAGGGACAGGGAAAACAAATAAATTTTTAACTGCTAAATATTTAGAGTTGTTAAAAAAATATCCATACGAAAAAATTATTATTTTATCGCACACTAATGTTGCTGCAGATGAAATAAAAGATGCAATATTAAAATTGCCAGAAATAAAAGAAAAAGGTCTTACTAAAAAATCTTTAAAATATAAAATATGTACCATTCATGCTTTTTGCAGAAGTAGATTAGTTGGTAAAAAAGAAGTATTTGGCTTAGAAGATCATAGAAATTTAGGAATGGAAAGTAGTTTATTTAAACTACAACAACTTAAAAAACCTGATTTAGATACTCATGGTTTTTATAAATTCTTAAAAGACGCTTTTGGTAAAGGTTATGCAGATTTAAAAGAGTTTTGGAAAGTCTGTGATAAGATTTCTTATCGTCCATATACTATAAATATAGTTGAGGAAATGTTGCCATATTATGAAGATTATAAAAAACAAAATAATGTTTGTGATTATGATGATATGATCAAAGAGTTTTTAGATAAAGCAAAAGAACCTGAAATTGATGCTTTAATTGTAGATGAAGCTCAAGATAGTAATGTTGCTCAAACAGAAGCTTTAGTAAAAATGTCAAAAAATGCTAAAGAATTTTTTATGGTAGGTGATGCAGATCAAACTATATTTGAATTTGCAGGAGCTAGTGCAGATTATTATCACAGACTATCTAAAGATGCTGAACAATTAGAAGAAGGATATAGATGTGGTAAAACTATAAATAGTCTATGTAAGGATATTATAAAACCTATTTGGGATTATTATGGTTATAGTCGTGTATGGAAACCAGCAGAAGGTATAGTTGGTAATCATTATTATTTACGTGATTTAAAAACTAACTCTAGTTCTTTACAAATATTATTAAATAAAATTAGAAATACTAAAGAAACTTTTTTATTTACTTATAGAGGAGTACCTTCTGATTCTTGGATTAAAGAGTTTTTTAATTATCATGGAATTGAGTTTGCTCATGTGGGTAGTTCGGCTTATGTATCTAAAAAAGAACTTAAATGTCATAAGTTATGGCCAGAGTTTATAAAAGGAACTCCTATGCCATTAAAACAAATAAAAGACTTTTGGGAGTACATGGGTAGTAAAGTAATCGTTAGAGGCAAAGGAGAAGAGTCTTTTGAAGATTGGATTAACCAAGATTATACAATTGATTATTTGATTAAGAAAAACTTTTTAAAAGAATCTTCAGTTAATGAAAAAGACTTTTCTTTAATAAGAGTACAAAAAGGTAAAAAAGAAGAACATAAAAAAAGACTTATTTATATAGATAAAGTTTTAAGAAATGGTTTTGATTTTGATGGAGATGTTAGAGTTAAATATGGAAACATACATACCGTAAAAGGTATGACATTTGATAATGTTATTGTAGATAATACTTTAACAAGAAGAGAAGATTACTTTACTCAATTAAGATTAAAGTATGTTGCATACAGTCGAGGAAGAATTGATTGTTGGACAATTGGATCTCAAGATAGATATATATTAGGAGCAAGATAATGACACACAAGGATATGTTTAAAGATATAAGTTATGAATCATTAGAAAAACAGGTAGGTGGAAAACATTATAAGTCTATGAAAATTCAACCTGCACATTTTATAAATGAAAATAAACTTTTGTTTGCAGAAGGTAATGCAATAAAGTATATATGTAGACACTCAAACAAAGGAAAAGCAGAAGATATTAAGAAAGCAATTCATTACTTAGAAATGATATTAGAGAGGGACTACAATGTGTAAAAATCCAGAAGACTTAGATTTAAAAGGAATAGATACAGTAGCAATCGATATAGAAACTTATGATCCTAATCTTAAAACAAAAGGATTAGGTGCCATAAGAAATGATGGTTTTATTACCGGTATAGCTGTAGCTACAGGTAAAGATACAGTTTATTTTTCTCTAAAACATTGTGATGATACTAAAAAAGGAGAAGAGTTAGAAAAGTTTTGGAAACAATTTAATAAAAAAATACTGCAAAACCCTGATATTACTAAAGTTTTTCACAATGCGATGTATGATGTATGTTGGTTAAGAGCAGCTACAGGTAAAATGTTAAAAGGTAGATTAGTGGATACCATGATTGCTGCATCAGTAATTGATGAAAATAGATTTAAATATTCATTAGATTCTTTATCAAAAGATTATTTAGATGATAAAAAATATAAATATGATTTACAACAAAAAGTGTTGGAATGGTCAGAAGGTATGATTAAAGATCCAATGACTAACATGCATAGACTTCCTGCATCTATTGTAAAAGATTATGCTAAACAAGACGTGGACCTAACTTTAAGATTATGGAATTTATTTAATAAAAAACTTGACGAAGTATTATATATTAAAACACATGAAGATGGCAAGAAAGAAGAAAAAACTTGCAGAAAAATATTTGAATTAGAAACTAAATTATTTCGTTGTTTAGTTGACATGAAATTTAAAGGCGTTAAAATTGATGTTCCTAAAATTAAAAAGTTTGGTGAACACCTTAAAAAAAGAAAAGATCAAATTATAGAAGCTATTTATAATAAAACAGGTGTTAAGATAGATATTTGGGCAGCAGCATCTATTAAAAAATTATTAGATCAACAAAAAATTAATGATTACAAAGTAACTCCTAAATCTAAAATGCCACAACTTCCTAAAGATTATTTAAAAAGACATAAAAATAAATGTTTAAGAATGATTGCTAAAGCTAGAGAATACGATAAAGCAATTAATACTTTTATTGAAGGTTTACTTAGTTATGTGCATGAAGGAAGAATACATGCAGATGTAAATCAAATTAGATCTGACCAGGGAGGAACTGTTACTGGGAGATTTTCTATGTCAAATCCTAACCTACAACAAATACCATCTAAAGGTTATATTGGTAAGAAGATGAGAGAAATGTTTTTACCTGATGAAGGTATGAAATGGGGTAGTTTTGACTACTCGCAACAAGAACCACGGATCGTGGTGCACTACGCTATCAAGTTAGGTTTACCAAAAACAGAAGATTTAGAAAAAGAGTTTAATAAAAATGATGCAGACTTTCATCAAATTGTTGCAGACATGGCAAAAATTTCTAGAAAACAAGCAAAAACTATTAACTTAGGTTTGTTTTATGGTATGGGTAAATTAAAATTACAAGCTGAATTAGGTTTAGATAAAGATAAAGCTGATAAATTATTTAATGAATATCATAAAAAAGTTCCTTTCGTTCGTAGGTTATCATATGACTTAATTGATTTTGCAAAAGAAAATAAACTTTTATTTACATTATATGATAGATTTTGCAGATTTGATAAATGGGAAAGTCTTGATAAAGAGTGGGATCCTGTAAGAAATAGATATAAAGAAATAAAATTTTACACAGAAGAAGAAGCTAGAAAAGCTTACAAAGCTGAAATGTTGGATAAATATAAGGAAGGAAAAATAGATCCTAATTACATGGATTATTTTGAAAAATATTATACTCCTGCATTTACTTACAAAGCTTTAAATA